TGAAGATAAAAAATCAAAAAACGAACAACTTAAACACGATTTCGAATTGATTTATGCTGCATATCCTAAAAAACGTGGCAAGACGGTAGCATTTGCTAATTATAAGCAATGGGTAAGTCCACAAGGGAAAGATGTTGGAGGTGTTAAATATCACTTAACAAACAGACAAATCTATTTAGCGGTTCAAAAATACGTTGAGCAGCAGAAAGATGCAGGACAAGATGATTACCAATATTGGAAAAACTTTGACACCTTAATGGGTAGACAGTTACTTGACTATGTAGATTTGGAGGACAAGTAATATGAGTTACATAGCAGAGCAACACGTTATCGGAAGTTTGCTGATGGATTTTGAAAATACAATGCCTAAAATTTGTAACATTCTGAATGCAAAAATGTTCAAATCAGAGTTACTTGGAAGAATATATACAGAATTTCAACGAGGATATGACAATAACTATGATGTCAATGTGGCAGTAATAGACCAAAGAGTTAAATGTGAGCAATATACATCACAGATGATTATGCAGGAAATTAAGTCTTGTATGTCAGAAACAATGACAAGTGCTGATGTTGTAAGTTACGCAGAGGTCATGGAGAGCGATTATTTGACTGATACAGCCACTCAAATGATTTCAACGATAAAATTTACATCAAGTGATGTAAAAGGGCAAATAGGAACTCTTTTGAATAGTCTTGAAAGTTTAGTTGATGTTAAAAAATTCAATATAAAATCGTTGGCACAGATTGTTGATGAACAAAAAGGCAAATATCCAATACAGAATACTGATAATCTTCTGAATATTGGATTTGAAAAATTAGACGAAACCCTTGGTGGTTTGGAAGGTGGAGACATGATTGTTATTGGTGCAAGACCTGCAGTCGGAAAATCTGCTTTAGTAACTCAAATCACAACAAACCTTGCAAGGCAGGGAAAGAGAATAGGCTTTTACAATTTGGAAATGCAGGAAAAACAAGTCTATGAACGTTTCGTTGCATCGCAAAGTGGAATTGGATTAACAAGATTAAGACGTGCATTGAAATTTAATGCGGATGAACAGAGGCGCTTTAATGATGCTAATGAAGTTTTGGCAAATCAAGACAATATTATTCTGACAACCGGAAGTAAATCAATGTCTGAAATAAGAGCAGAGGTTAAACATATGGATTATGACATCATAATAATTGATTACTTACAGCTACTTAAATCGGACAAGACATATAAAGGAAATAGAACCGCAGAAGTAGGAGCAATATCAAAGGCTATTAAAGGGTTGGCGATGGAATTAAACATACCAATCATAGCATTATCGCAGATGAATAGAGTTTCGGAAATGAAAGAAACCAAAGAGCCTACAATGAGCGAATTAAGAGAAGCAGGAGATATTGAACAGGATGCAAGTGTGATAATTCTAATGTGGAATTTACTTGATGATGATAAATCGGTCAAAGGAATTAAGATTGAAAAGAATAGGCAGGGAACTACAGGACGATTTGTGCTGAATTTTGTCGGTGATTTGATGAAGTTCGAAGAAAGTGCTCAAACATTTGACAATATAAAGGCAATTGGAGCGACGAAAAGAAAAATAACTCCATTTGACAGTAAACCAAACGAATTTGTTCAGGTGGAAAACACTCCATTTGATTTTTAGGAGGTAATAAATGGCAAGCAAAAAATTTACACCTGGATGTGAAGAGCATAAAACTTTCAATGAGTTTTGGAAATTAGTTCAAAAGTATTACATTCCAGAGGATGCAGATGCGTATTGGCAAGGTGTTATGGATGATTTTAATGAATTTGCAAAGAAAAATACATTAGCAAGAAGTTTAGCCCTTGGATTTATAGATTTTTTGGAAAGGAAATATAAACATGATAAGAGTAAATGACAATTATGCAATTAGAGTTGATGATAGACAGTTTATTGCAATGGAAGATAAACATAAGACAGACAAAAGCGGATG